CCGCTTAGTGATTTAACTTTTATTCCGTTTACAAACTCACCAGAGCTAGTTTGTCTTGGCTCTGTGCTAGGATTTTTAGAACTACTAACTATTTCTTTAGTAGCATCTGTTCTCCCTTGTTCATAAAAATGATTAATAATCTTATCAGCATTTGAAGCGATGTAAATAGCTTTGTGATAACCTTTCGTGTCTTTTATATTACCGCTATCGTCAAGAAACTTTCCTACGAAATTGTTAATACTTGATTGGTTCTCTGCAACTTTGTTAGGATCTTGTAAACCATATCTAAACTTCTTTTTACCTACATTGAAGTCAAAACCTTTGAATTCATTAGTAAAGTAATCATTTGTTTTTGATTTAAAGTCCGAATGCTGTTGCTCAGCTATCTTCTGATCTTCTTGATATCTGTTGAAAAACTCTGTTGCTTTTTGTTGTTCCTGAGTAACGCCGGGTCTCAACTTGATTTCGTCGTAATATTCACTCTTGGTTTTTTCCAAAAAGCTTTTAGCTTTTCCAACTTCTTCTTTAAACGCAATTTTCTTTTTGCGTATATCTCTTTCCTCATCTAAGTCTTCGTCATAATCGTAGTCTTCTAATAGTAGGCTAACGTCATCTGATTCTAGATAAGGTTTTGTTTGTTTGTAATATTCTCTTAATAGTGTTTTATCATCAACACTTGAGTAGTCTGCGTTTAATCTAACGTAGTCCTCCACTGATCCACCTGTCTCTTCCATAAAGGTAACAAGTTTATCTATGTTTTCCGGTAACACTCTTTGCTCAGCTACTGGTTGAGGTTGTTGTTCAATAACTTTTTCAGGCTCTTGAGTGGGTTCTTCATCTACAATTTCTATAATACCATCTTGTGCAGTGTCGTCCGGTGTATCGTTAATTACAATAACAGGTTCTTCAGCTACATCTTCTTTAACTTCTGGTATTACCACCTTAGCAACCTCTTCGGCTATTGGTTCTTTTATTTCATCTATATTAACCTTTACAGGTTCGCTAGATTGATTACCTAATTGCTTAGGATTTTTTTTCTTGGATTTAATTTTAAAATCCCCTTCTTTTTTTACTTCTGACATAATATAATATAATTAAATAATTGTTTATTAGCTAGGGCCGAATTCTTCTATCCCAAATCCACCTAACACATCGTTTCCTGATGATTCAAAGTTTTTAGGTAATCCCTCTGTTTGTCTTTGTTGTATCAACTCAGACTGCTGGGATCCCTGCATTTTTATTCTTTTATCTTTTCTATCTTCAATTTCTTTTTCCTTAGCTCCGTCTGCGTTTGCTCTTACTTGAGCTAACTGCATATTAAAGTTGAACTCTTCAGCCATTAACTCTCTTTTTATTTGAGCTTCAGTTTGCATTCTTTGTATTTCAAACTGCGACTTAGCTTGCTCTATACTTACTTTTTCCTGAGTAAGTGCTTGTTGTTTTTGCACCTCAGCCATTGCAGCTTTTTCAGCTGCTTCAGCGTTTGCTTGCGCTTGCGCTTGGATGTTAGCTTGTTGCTGTTCTTGTTCTCTTTTTATTTTTTGTTTTTGTCTAAGCTTCAAGAATTGATTAGCTAACTTTATATTTTTTATTTGTCTAATATCAATTGCATCAGATAAAACAATCGCTTGTGTCTGCAGTGCCACTTGTATATTTTGCTCTAGCAAAGCTTTATCTTCCTCTTCAGGTTCTAGCTCTAAATAAATACCAAAGTCATGCAACTGTAAGTTCATTAACTCCTCAAGAGTTTTAGTGTTAAATGTACTTATAGCGTTTGTTAAAGCATTTTCTGTTAAAGGATTTTCAATAACATCAGCTACCTTCAAACTTATATTTTCGCATGTTCTAACAGTTAAGTACAACAAAGAGTCTAGTACGTGTTTAGTTGCAATGTTAGAAGCGTTAGCTGCCATTTTTTGTAAACCTACAAGTGAATCTTTAGCTGGTGCACTACCGTCTCTTGCTTCATTTAACCCGGTTACATCTCTTATCATTTGTAAATAATACTGATATGTACCGATTAAGCTTTGTATTTTTGCTTGACCACTTGAAGATGATAATTCTTGTACAGGTACCTTACCTCTATTTAATTCGCCATCTTGAGTAAGTGATCTACCTACAACAGAACCTGTTTGAAAGTACATGTTTAACGCCTCGGCTGGATTGTATGTTGTACCATTACCTAAGTCAACTTCCGCTAAACCATCCATATCTAAGAATACACCATCTGGTACTATTCTAGACATTACTTGTTGTAATTTAAGATGCGTTATTTGTATCATATCAGCAAAGCTAGTAATTTTACTAACTATAGATTCTATACGTCCTTTGTACATTCTCGGTGCCGATATACAGTAATTCATCATTACTTTTGTAGTATCAGCTGTAGGCCTTGTCATATTCTCCGCTAGCTTCCAGTCTAACATAATATTTGTACCTAATACTTTTGCTCCAGTATATAAAACTTCTATTGTTCTAGATATCCTTTCAAAGTTATCATTAGCTGGCGGATTAAATGTGTCAGGTTTTTCTAATGTTTTTTCTAATCCTTGATCTGTTTTCTTTATTTTGAATACTTGATCTGAATATGTTTTGTATTCAAAGTATAAAACTTGAACGGTGTTAGCATCGTAATTACCCCAGTTTGTTACATACTGTGAGTTACCAGGCATATTTTGTATTTTTTCTAGCTCTGACGCTGATAATGATGGAAATTGCTTTTTAAGTTCCGATAAAGATATAGACTTTACCTCACCTACATAATATACATCTTCAAAGTTTGGATTCTCTGTATATGAATAAATCATATTAGCAGGATCAACATAATCAGTAACAATTCCTTCTGCTTTGTTAAATGATGTTTTAACCGCTCCAATACCTATAGTGGTTAAATCATGAGCTAATCGTTTTTTTATTTGATCGTACTTGTTAAATGCTAATACGTTGTTTATAACTTCCTCTTCAGCAACTTCCACGTTTTGCTTAGCAGTCATTTGTAAATGCACATCCAATTCTTCTTTGCTCTCAGGTAGACTGTTTAAATTACCTGTTAAAGAAAAATCCATACCTAAATTTTCCTGAACGTTTATTAAAGCTTCTTTAGTATTCATGTCTCTCTCAACTGCAGAAGCATAATCAGTCCTACTTTTTACAGAAAATGGATCTTGAGCAAAAGCATTTATATCGTACGATTTGTTTGACATACCGTTCACAACAATGTCAACAAATTTTGATATAACTGGTATCGGTTTCCAGTCTAAATTAAGATAAGATAAATCACCATTTATAGATAACTCATCTTTATATTTTTGTATTGGCTGCTCTCCTCTTGCATATAATCGTAATGAATGAAAGCTATTCCAATTATTTAAATATCTATTACCATTACCTCTTCCTTGATTGAACCATTCCTGTTCAATAGCTCTAGAGACTTGTAAGCCGTAATCATAACTAGCTTTTACTTCGTCGCTAACAACCTGGTTAGGGAAAGAACTATCGGTATTTGTTTGTATTTTCATTTATCTTAATATTTTAGACGTAGAACCTCTATTGTCATATCTTTTAATTCCTAAATCGTAAACCCTTTTTTGCACTGGACTAACCGGTGAATATAAGTTTTTGTTGCAAGCCATTATTGCTAATCCTGAGCTTATAGAAGCATCGTGCTTTGTTCTATTATTTATATTGAATTTACCCCAGTCTTCTAATGTTCTTTGAAAGTACATATCTCCATAACCGGCTTCTGTTCGTCCAACACAAGTTTCTATATATGATTCTATAGCTGCAGCGTGTGCTTGCTTTATATCTTCACTAGAGTTTGGTATACCACCTATTTCTCTTTCAGTTACAGATAATTTGTTTAATCTTTTATCAGGTCTGTTCATTGAGAAGCCTCTATAACCTCTTCTTTTAAAATGATACAGTAATCTAGGTTTATTGTTTTCCGCAAGTATTGGCATGCCGTAAAATATACAAGCCATTAATACGTCTTCAAAAAATATCTCAGCAGTTTGTGGTCTAGCTATATATTCTAAAAAGAATCTGTTAGGTGGAACATCCTCCATACTAAACTTAGTTAAACCGTGCAAGGCTCCATTAGAGCCTCTTTTATCAACTGTACCTGATATATCATAACTGTCACACCCAAAAGCGCCGCAGTGTTCGTTACCTGGATATTTTGTATTACCTTTTGTTATAATTCTGTTTTGCATTTGCACAGGTGGTACCCAACTAACGTTGAACCTACCGTTTTTATTTGGTACAAATATTACCTTAGTATCTTTAACACCGTTCTCCCACATAAAACTTCCGGTGGTTATTATCGATGTATTCCTAAGGTCTTCATTATAATCTATTTGTTCGTATATCTTTGTTAAGTTAAACAGCGACTGCTTTGCTTCATCTCTAAAAGCGTGCTGCTCTGTTCTTGGAAACTGGCGATAGTATTCGTTTAAACCATCTTGATCTCCTTTTAATCCTTCAACTTCATTGTTCCAGTATTCAATTACACCTTGTCTTATAGGTGATCCGTCAGGACCTTCAGCTGGTTTTTTTGGCGTTTCAAATACAGGAAATCCATAAGAATCAATGTATCCCTCGTAGTTCCATTCCATAGGAATGAACAAGCTATAGAGTCCCGAACGAGTCTGTCCATTTGCATTTCTTTTTGTTGCATCGGAGTCATAGTATAGTTTTTTAAAGTTCTCACCACCCTTGTCTAAAGCATTTGATGTACTACCCATCATACACTTACCTATAATTTTTGAACCTAATCTTAAACAAGTTTTTGTAACCCTCCAGTTATTTAATATGTTTGTAGGTCTTTCCCATTTACCACTTTCATCGTGGACTAATAGTTTTAATTTTTCCCCGTCGTACGAGTTGTCCCCTGTGTTCTTCCAGTCGATCGTGGTATCGAGACCGGTAATCTCTTGTAGCTTTTCATTGGTATCAAGCTTTTTTCTCGTAAATTTGGACGCGGGAACTCTGTACGCGAGCTCCGTCTTCGGCCTGTCCATACCGTCCTGGATTGGTTTGAAGAAGAAGGGATAATTAACTGAGATGGGTACAACTTTATCAGTAAACATCTTTTTCGCATCTGGACCAGACTTTGATAAAATTCCAAATCTGGAGTCTGTGGATATTGTAGCTTGATTAACCGTTTCGCCTGAGGCCATGAAAGAAAACCCTGACCGCCTGTTCTTAAGATAGCACATTCCGTAACAACGTACATCTGCTTTGCAAGCTTCCCAGAATATAAAGAATAATCTGTTTGATTCCCTAAAGTCTGCTGCCCCAACATCAATTTTGGACCACTGCAAGTACATGTAGTGAGTGCCAGTAATATAAGAAGGCTTGTCTTTATTAAAAAACCAAAAACCTTCTTCACGCCTTTTAAATTCTGTATCAATATAGTCATACCACTTTTCTTTAAACTGTGAAGGGTATTCGTCCCAATCAAATACCGATTTTATCTTTGAAAGCTCTTTTGGGTATTCCGTGTGTTTCCACTTGTCTCCCTCAAATTTAATAACATCATCTTTCTTTGGCAATGCTATTTTTACTCCTTGTATTTCGTAAACCTCTCCTATCTGCCCGGTCTTACTGATTACAACTACGTCGTGTTCTTCGTTATAACCGTACTCCCACTTCTTATACCTGTTTAACCTTTTTAATATCTTAGGTTTGATATAGTCTTTTAATACTGCTACTAAGGTTTGTTCGTACATTATCTAGATCTTCCTTCTGCAAAACCTCTAAAAGCTTTTTCTTCCTTAGCTTCTTTTGGATTTTCATTTAATCTTTCATCCTCCTCTTCTATTCTAGCAAGTATTTCAAAAGCATCGAATATAGCTAATTTTTTAGTTGCGGCAGCATTTTTAAGTCTGTCAGCTGATAAATCATCTTCTGAGTCAACGATCTTTTCTTCTGCCACTTTAATTAACTCCTTGACTGCTTTTTGCCCAGCTAGGATTATATTCTTCTTGGTTTCTTTTGTGTTCATACTTAATTACAATATCATTAGATTTCATACAATAAACTCTTTGATCGTCTATTATAAAATCCCATTCACTGCCGGGTGTAAACCCTACTGTGTCCCCTGGATTGATATTAAGCGCTTTTAAAGAACTATTACCTATTTTTAATATACCAATAAGGTCTTGCTCTTTTTGTGATCTTAAAGTGTCTTTGTTTTTTAAAGGCATTACAAAGCATCTGTCTCCAAATGATTTCCAATTCCCTGTATTTTTATACAAATATATTTGGTCCGCTGAACAAAAGTGTAAGTCATCTTTAAAATGAGATCTACTTCTTTTCTTATTACCTCGGATATCATAAAAAACTCTAAATACATTATGATGTATTATTATGATATCACCTTTTTTTATACTTGTTTTAAAAGCTTTTGGTGTTTCAACTACTATAGCTAAATTGTTTACAGACTTAAAGTCTTCAATTTTAGTGTTTAGTATTAATGTAACGTCGCCTAGCTTTATTTTGTTATCGTATCTATCACCAATAGGTTTGACGATAAAATCGTATAGACTTCTCATTTAATATTCTAAATCATACTCAACGGATATTGCCATGTTAGAATTAAACTTCTTCCATGGCATCACCTCATTTCCTTTCTTTATGTAAATACTGTAAGAATTAGATTG